TCTATCTTGAGTATTTGAGTTATAAAAGGTATGACTCTTAACAGTTTCTCCTGCCATTAACCAAGAAAAATCTACGGTTCCTGCACCATACCACTCATAACTAATAGAAATCATTTGTTGTTTTGTTGGGTCTGCAGTTATACCAGTCCAACCATTACCATCAAATTTTTCACCATTCCATTCATCTCTACCAACTCTTATTTCTGTGGTAATTCCAGTTGTAGATGTGCGAATTACATAAGAGTATGTTCCCCCATTATCCTCAAAGTATGCACCATTATAATCATCAAACAATCCAAATCTTCTACGAATACCTACCTTTGGTTGTTCTAAACGAATTGCGAATGCAAGTGTTGCTGGTCTTCCAGGAATGTATCTCATTACATTCTTGGTCTGTCTGATGATTTTACTTCCTGCAGTAGAACCAACTTGCATGATTACATTACTAGCAGAAACATTATGAGTTGCAGTTCCAACTCCAACAATTCTCTCATCCCAAACATCAGTCTCTTTACCATACTGGAAGGTATTAAAGAAAACTGTTTGGAACGGAGCAACTTTTAATCTGTTGTTATTAGAAAACTGAGGTCTCCAGTCTGTCTGGTTTCCCCAGTGATCTGCAATCTGAAAAACTTCAAAAAGACTTCTTTCTTGATTTAGAAAGTCCTGAGTATTCTTATTCCACTGTGCCATTATTAATCAGTCCAAGTTAATCTTTCTGGTTGATATCTTTGTGCTTTTCTTACTTTTAACGAATTCTCAGTTATTGGATAAATGTTATGAACAATTGCTCCAGGATACTCTCCTTGAAGTTGTTCTGCTAATTTATTTTTATCTAACATCTTTCCTTCTACTTCCATTCGATATAGTTTTCCTTCCCAAACTACATCCGCAAGAAATGATTCACCAACTGGTTCTGATTGATTTTCAGAACCGTTGATGTAAAGATTTCCATTGAAATCACCAGCAATATTAATAGATTCGGAAATAAATTGTCTGTATGATTTCATTTTAATAACTCACTCCTCTTCCGTATCTGATTCTAAATCAAACATTCCCGATACAACAGCAGGTCTTACAGTCTCAATTTTTTCAACTGCTTTTTGCATTAAAAGTTCTTTAATTTTATCAGTAATTTCTGTTGGAGATTGCTCTGATGCAATCATATCGATTAAATTGTCACTCATAGGATTAATTATAGACTTAAATTATTTATATTTGTCCTGCTTCTGGTTCCATCACTGTGTTTCCCATAGCAGAACTTGCTGGTTGTTCAGGTTGAGGTGCCCCCATAGGTTGTTCTTGAGGAGCAGTCATTTCTTGCTGCATTGCATTTGGATCTGGCAAGATACCTTTCTTTATTTCAGTTTTAATTTGCTTATCAATGTCAATAATATCTCCATCAGTCTGCTTCAAAATCTTAGTTCTAACATACTGAACCGAGAAATATCTCCCAAGATAAGGTTCCATTGCTGCAACTACAGCAAGTTTATCATTCATCAACTCACTTTCTTTTAATTCAGCAAAGTGATTGTCATAGAGAAAATCATATTGAATATGATCTGAAAGAAAATTCCAATCTTCTGGAGTTACTATATTTTTGAGAATTAACTGAGTTCTTAAAATATCATTGAATAAGTTTGCAAACCTTTTTCTCAATCTTCCAACAAACTTTGTAAACCTTACCTCGTCCCTTAAAATTTCTGATGAACGACCTAAACTAAATCCACCACTAGAATTGGTTCTTGTTTCTGGAACATTTAATGATCTGAATAATTTTTTCTGGAAGTATTCAATATCTGCAAGTTCTCCGAGATTTTGACCACCAGGAAGAGTGGTGATTTCAGTTCCTCTACCACCTTCACGACGGGGAAGCCAAAAATCCTCAAGCATTGCCATGTACTTCCTATCATCACGAATCTCTCCAGTATCTGCGTTATAGACAAGTTTATTTCTATAACGATTCATTACATCACGAAGATATTGCTCTGCCTTAATTTTTGGAAGATTGCCAACATCAATGTAGAAAATTCTACGTTCTGGAGCACGAGACAATCTATAAATTACAAGTGAATCTTCAATCATTCTAAGTTGATTGAGTGCTTTAATTGCTTTATGTAAGTATGACAATACAGTTTGTCTATTTCTATCGACTAGACCAGATGTAATGTATGTCACAGAATCTTTTGATAGTCTTACCATTCGGGCATCATTTTTATATGTTCCCGTTGCAGTCTGATTTGATCCAGTTTGTAGAGCAGAGTTTGGATTATAGATATAAAACTCCTCCAATTCTGGAGTAACAAAATCAATACTATTATCTTTGTTTATGATAGTATTGAGAGTTCCAGTTAGTGTCTGTTTATTGTTTTTTAATTTTCTTACGTATCTTATTTTTAGAGGATCGATATATCTTACTTCCTTAATACCCTCTGATGGTTTTGTTACGTCAATAACTTTGTGATAATATAATCTTCCATCAATATACCAATTTCTAAAAATTTCATGGGCTTTCTTGTCGAAATCCATGATTTCTTTAATATACTTAAATTCTTCCCTAATTGCTTCTTTGAGTTTATCCGATGCAGGGAGATTTGAAAGTTCAATCTCTACAGGAGAATCATTCAAATCCGAAACAATTGCCTCATCTACAATATCTTCAATGGCACTATCACACTCTGGGTGTAGTGCCATTTCACGATATCTTCTTACTAAATCTTGTTCATTTTTATATACGCCTTCAATGTCTACATATTGGCCATAAAATCCACTGGAAATATAAAAATCTGACTTATCCTCATCATTTTGAGGAACTGGGGAAAGAATCTTATCAGAATCATCTCTCCCCTTATCCTCAAATTTGTAACCAAATAATTTAGGCATTTTTTCAAAAATTAGACGTTTTTAGTATTTATATTACTTCAAATCATTGCTCAGTTCCAAGTCCTTCTAAGATAGATGCTCCAGTAGCATCAAGAGCATCATACCATTGAACCTGTAAATCAACAGTAAATTCTTCAATGGAATCTGCACTATCATATGAAAGTTCAATAGCACTTATTGAAGTTGGGAAAACACCGTAAAATCTATAGGATTTTAAAATTGGAATTTGAGAACCTGTTGTAGGAGCTGCACCAGAATCCGATGCTTGACCTGCTAGACCTCTTCCCATTTGGTGAACCATCATATTAACTTGATAAGCAGCTGGAGTAATTACACCAGCATTATCATCATGTCTATTCATATAGTTCATCCACTTTTCAAAGGCATTTCTAATTTTAAAGTTTGTGTCATTAATAACTGTAATTGTCCATGGATCGAAAGTTCTATCTCCAGCAATTTTTAAGTTTCTTCCTCTGAAAGGAATATCAATCACATTAATATTTGAAGCGGGAAGACTTGCTGCTTTAATCATAAAACTATAGTCTTCATCTACAGTAACTCCAGATAATCCCGCTGGAAATGAAATTTCGCATTCAAATAGGTTTGGTCTTGCACCACCACCAACTAGTTTACTTTTAAAATCACTTAAAGTTCTTTCATTAAAGTTTGGTAAATTTCTTGTGTCTGCCATTTTTAGATACCTGTATTAAATGTGAAATTAAACAGTTCCGACTACTTCGGAGAAGCTTACGCCAGTACGGGTGGCAACAAATGTCAAACCAATAAAGTTAATGGACCTTGCTGGTTTTACAAAAATATCTGCCTTAAATTGATTTGAATCAATCACATCTGGGGTGTTATTTGAACCATCACAAATCACCAAAAATTCAGTGATTCCTCTCTTTGACTTTACATCACGTAAATATGGTTCAACAATATTAATAAAGTTTGTTCTTGTGATTAAATCATTAAACTCAAATAATTGTGCTCTTGCAGCTTTTTCAATTGATTTTTCTAATGTCAAGAACAAACGACGAACATTAATTCTATCGAATGCAGAAGGATAACCCAATGCAGTCTTGTCTCCAAATAGAATAATTCCAGAACCAGGTGAAGCAATTACTGGATTTATTCTCTTAGAATATAGAAGATCTCTTTGAGTTTGTGATGGATTGTATGCAAGTTTAATTGCATTGTTCAATGCACCTCTCGATGCACCTGCTGGAGAGAACCAAGGATAGTTATTTTCCGAAGTTCTTGCCATTAGGCCAGCAATATCAGCATTTGTTGGTAAATATACAAACTTATTATTGAATCTATCTAGAGTATATTTAAATCCAGTGTCAAATACTGCATATGAAGATGAAGATAGAGGCTCATAGAATTCAATAATTTTATTTGTTTGTGTATTTGAGTTTGGTTGATTTACTACATCTGCTTTATGTGGTGAAATACACGCAATACAATCTTTTCTTTGTTCTGCAACAGAAATTAGTGCATTTGCTTTTGCTTGAGATTCATAAATTGTTGCACCACCAGAAGGTCCTTGAATAATGAAGTCTAATGAATATTCTGCTGGATTTGTAAACTTCTCATACGATGTAATAATATTTGCCAATGTTGCAGACATTCCACCAGAATTACTATAATCACTACCAGAAGTTAAAGTGAACGTCTTATTTCCAGAAGTGCTAAATTTGACGGACTGTGCTGCTGAACCCCAAGTACCAGACTCAAGAGTATATGCTTTTACATTTGCTGTTGATGGAATCAATGAAGATGAATAAGCATTTCTAACTGTACCAGCATAAACATTTGCAGAATTACTTTCTAGGTATGTTTTGTAGTAAACTGCTTGAGATGGACTTATTCTGGCATCAGATGCTTTTGATAAAAATGCATACTTTTCAATTATGTTTGATGCACTTCCAGTTATTTTTCCAGAGTCGTCAACTACTACAATATGTACCTCATCATTTTTTGAGCTTCTTTCTAATGCATATTGTGATGTTCCAGGTTTTGCTGCAATATTTTTCCAGTAGATTGTTGCATTTGACAATCCAAGAGTTTGTTGGTCATACCAATCAGAAACTCCCAATCCTCCAGTAAAGGAAGAAGTTGTGATACCAGAATTGGTTACAACATTGATTGTCTCGGCAGTACTAAATGAATATGTATTGCTTCCCTCTCCTGGGTTTTTGTAATCAATTGGTTCAGAAACACCAGCAAGAGTTACTCTATCTACTACTTTAACACTAATTTTTTCGTTTCCTACTTCAGTGATAATTCCTCTAATGAATCCCTCAAAGGAAGTAACTACTCCACCACTAGCATATTGTGCTGATACTCTTTGTGTTACAGCAAGTCCAACAGCAACTGTTGTTGGGGTTGTTACTGATGATGTTTGTGAGAATGTAAAGGATGCTCCGTTTAATACCGAAGTATTTGTTGAATTTTGACTTAAGGTTACAGTACTTGAACCAATAGAAGCAATAGTTGTTCCTGTAAGGAAGTATGCTGTGTCAATATTATTTCCAACTGATAAAGAGGAAGTTGTAATTCCAGTAATTAAATTGGTTGTGATTCCCAAATTACCTGTTTTTGTTCCAATAGTGGTTACTACAGTAGATTGAACAGCAGTAGTTCCAATACCAGTAATAATTTGGTCTGCATGAGCATCAATAACACAAACCTTTAATCCATTTCCCCAAGTTCCTGGAGTTTTTGCTGCATATTCCCAGGTACTATCATTGATGTGATTATTTGAGAAATCTTCTTCTGACTCTATTTTTAAAGTCGATAGTCCATCTGAGTTTGCATTATACAGAGTTGGACCATCTGCTCTAACAACTCTTAATACACCACCATAAGATAAGAATGAAGATGCTGATAACCAGTACTCATTTTGACCATCCTTTTCTGATGGCTTACCGAAAATTTTTAATAAATCTTGCTCTGTTTCTACTAAAGTCGGAACATTTATTGGTCCTTTTTCGAATGGACCAGCAAAAGCACCAACTTGGTTTGTAACTGCGTCAATTCTGCCAATAGTTAAGTCAACTTCTCTTATTTTTACACCAGGTGATACTAAATTTAACGCCATTTGTTTCCCCTCTTGAAGAAGTTCATTTAGTCTAAAAGTATTTATTATTTACTAACTTTATATTGGGGAAACTACCAGTGAACAAATTACCAGTCTGGATACTCCCATTTATCTATTATTTTATGCGAAGTTTTCCTATTTTCCTGTATTCTTTTTATGGTGCAGGTTTTACATTCATAAGAGTATGCGGATGGGATACTGCCTCTTCCTTTACGAGTCAAGTAAAACCCATCAATTAAATCTTTAGTTTCTTTGCATACCCTACAAGTTCTTTCAGTTAAAAATAGATATTCCCGTTCAAATTGTTCTTCTAAGTCCATTTATCTGTAATCCCACATATATGCCATATCTCCATACTCATCAAGATGCCACCTATCCCCATCTTTATCAACAAAACTTGTCTCCATTTCTGATAATCCATCAGAAATAAAACCAAATGGAGACATATCTTGCTCAATTTGATTTTTTTGCTCGTCATAAATTCTTTTACGAATATCATTGTCTGTCATTTCCTTAAAATAAGGTTGGACAATTAACCAAGATAAAATCACTAAGCACATTGCTAAGTCATCATTGCATCCATCTTCTGCTTCAAATGATTGGTTGCGTTGAATGAATGTAGTTAATTCACTAATAACATCGTAGTCTTTTATTATTATCTTATCATCTTCAATAATTGTTTTTAAGTTAGCGCACCCAACTTTTTTAACATTTTTTGACATCTTCACACCAAGTTGAGATTTCT